ATTTTTCTCTTTGTCCTCTGTCACTCTAGCCGTATCACACAATTTGTCGAGTGTGTCTCCGGTAAAGGTCATGATTCCGGACTTGAGGAGCGCCTCCTCCTCTGTGATTATTGTTTTCACGCAATAACCGAGGTCGTCTTTAGCCTCGTAGAATGTCGGTGTATACTCGAGAGTGGCTCCGCCTTTGATGTAACCCAGCTGATTCTCAGCCGTACAAATGACGCTTGTCTCCGGTACTTCTCCGTCGAATGTCATGAGATACAATTTTCCGGAACCTAATGTAATTCTTTTACTTGCTGACATTGTTATTCCCCTTTCTTTTCTACATAGTTAAACTCGTAGATTACTTGATATAATTGTTCGCTCTGAATCCAATAACGCGACTGTTTGGTGTATGCTATCGAATGAGCGTCAAATGCTTTCTCAATACGAGACTCAGCCTCCGGATCCGGAGTGTACTCGTATAATTCAATAGTGACCTCATGGTCGACTATCAAGTTCAAATCGTCAGACCCTCGAACGTCTCGAGAATCATTAAAAACCGCGTACGTCTCGGACGGAGAATCTCGAAACATGGTCTCGCGATATGTCTCGTCTTTGACGAATTTCGCGTCTGTCAATATTTTGTTAACCATTTCTCAATACCTCCTCAATTTCCTGGACGTAATTATCGATTATCTCCTCGGTTGCTTTACCAATGAACCCGGTACCCTCGACTCGACCGCCGTCTTTTAAGGCGTGACCGTGTTCCAACAAATGAGATAATCTATAATCGTTACCTTTGACATACCATTGCCCTATTGTTTTCCTGGAGTTTTCGGTAATCACTCTTGACGCAATATTTGACTTGTAATGTTTTTTACGCTTACCAACCGGAGCCGTCGCCTTTGTTTTTTCGGCTAACGCTTTAATGTTGCTCTCGGTTATAGTCTTGATTTTCTTGTTTACTTCATTAGAGTGAATAGTCAACTCGCGATTAATCGCGTCCGTCAACTGATCCGGTCGTATATTTGCCACTGACAGACACCCCCAGGAGTTTGATAGTTCTATGAGATTCCATGTAATCGTCGTAGTCCTCAATGTTATAAAGGTTTCCGCGATAGATAATTCGATATGACCCTCTATGAGTGTCGATATCTTCGAAATCTTTATGATAGCGAATTTCAAATACTCGCGTAGATTTCGACTGATTCGCCCCGGCTGTCAGATACTCCGACCCTCCGGTTTTATTGACGCGAGCGTGTAGGCGGTACACGTCCGCCCATTGCTCTGTCTTTTTGTCAATTTTCTGTATGATTATTGGTTTATCGAATACCATTACTCGCCCTCCCTCGTCTGTCTTAACTCCATTTTTAATTGGAGTAACATATCGTCAACAAGTCGACGAGTGTTCCCGGCTACTTTCTCGATAACCCCTCGATTATCATACAAATCGGATATAAATATTAAGGCTAACTCGTTAACCCTCGGGTCGTCGGTCGGATAATCCGAACCGATAGCGCCTCGAAAATAAGCGTCAACCGTAGAAATAGAACGCGATACAATTCTCTTGATTGAGTCGTCCGCGTAATCAATTCCCAAATAATCAAGAGCCTCATCTAATGTCGGCATATCCGCACCTCCTAACCGTTAAGAATAGCCTCAACTATTTCCGCTTTAAGATTAGAGGAAGATAGTCCCGAGATACCCAACTCCTCCGCTACGACTAGTAGTTCCGCCTTAGTCATAGCGTTGAGTTGTTCCTCTGTATAACCTGGTCTCAAGTTATAATTTGATACCTGGGCGTCTATTCCCCCGCTACTACACTTGTATCAATGTAGCCGTTAACGATTGAATCCATGTCTTTAACTCGATAGTCGTCTCTCACGATCGCGCGTAATACTGTCATGTTCTGAGCAAACGCGTTAAATCCTCCGATTGTCGCTACGTCTGAACCTTTAATAGACATGTGCTGTCTGTCGTACTTTCTTACGAAATCGAAAAGATTTCCTACGATAAAAGGTACTTTTGTACCGGTTGACGGCATAATCTTATTTGGTAATACCTTGATAGGTAATACAGTAGTTCCACAACGTAACTGTAACTGAGCCGGATTTGTTGGATCCGGATTAAGAAGATAACGACCGTTCTCGTCCTTGAGCGTGTCAAGGTAATTAAGTCCGTCGTCGTTTGTGTAAATCTTCGCGCCGTGCTTGTAAGCCTGACCGAGTGTCACGTTAAGAGCCTTTTTAATACCGTCGATATCTTTGAGGTCTGTCTGTGTCTTAGTACCGATAAGCGCTAAAACCTTTTTGTTAGTTGTCGCAACGCTCGCCTTTGCTAACCACTCAGCGACGATATTGAGAATATTCGCGTCTGAGTCTGATACGAGGTCATTTGATACCGGCATGAATCCCGCTCTATCCTGGATCGCGTAAGGTAATCTCTCGAACTTAGGAGCGTCGATTTCGTTTGTGATTTCGCCGTTCTCGTCGATATCAACAAATACGTCAACGTCTGTCTTTTTCTGATAAGTTCTTGAGCCTTTGTTAGTTGTTACCGGTACAACGTCAATGTCAACCTCAAGAGAGTAATCAACGTCTTTATAGTGTTCAATCTTAGTTGACACGTCCTCCGGTACCGTGTAACCGCCGTCCTCGTCTACACCCTCAACAAGTCCCTTTTTGATGAATGTCTTAACAGCGCCAACGAACTTTTTAAGCGCTCCCTCGTGTTCCTTAGCGTCTTTCTGCCCCAGGAGTTCCCCCTCTGTATGTGTGTTCTTCTCCTTAGTCATTTCATAGAGACGAGCCTCAGCCTCATACTCTGCTTTTAAAGCGTCCACCTCGTCGAGCAATGCTGTCGCCTTTTCGACGTCCTTGTTTTCTCCATCCGCCATAAAAGATTTAGCCTCGTTTGTTTTAGCCTCGATTTTTGCTAAAAGTTCTCTCATTTTCTTATTCATTTTCTGAATCCTCCTTGTTTAATAATGAATTTTTTGCAAAAATAAAAGACTCCGAACATTTAACTCTCAAGTTAATATCAGCGTCTTTATTCTCTGTGATTGGTGTTTCCGGTTCCTCCGGAGTATTTGTTTCCGGCTCCTCGTCCGGTTTTACTCCGTAGCGTTTGATTGTTCCCGCTCTAGGCTGAGCAGGTACCGCTACGAGTGACAGTTCGTAAGCCTCTTTCGCTCCGTCAATGTGCATGAGACAAGTCTCCATTTTGCCGTCTTTTTCATACGAACGACCCGCCCAATGTCTACAATACGATTTCATATTGTCAGCGCCACAAATTGAGCAAATCAATTTTTTAGCACGACACCCGGTTGATACTTCTTTTTTGATTCCCGCTTTAATTTCCGTAATCAAATCGGCGTTACTGTCTGTCTTAACCATGTAACATTTTGCGATCAATTTACAGAACGGCTCGCCTCCCTTTGTGACTTTTGGCTCTGTAATTAATTCCGTGTCGTAGATTCGAGCGACCTGGTTGTCAGCGGTTCGATAATGGTCTTTAATGACCGTCTTACCGACATACAACTTTTCGAGGTCTTTTAATGCGCTCATTTTGAACGGCTCGCCGTTTCGGTCGTCGAGTTCGTTGTCTCCGATTACAGTCTTAAATACAAATACCTCCTCAGCCTTTAAAGGTGTGAGAGTGAACTTGTTTATCTTTTTTAAGTCCTCCTCAGCTACGTCATGAATCTGAACCGACGCGGACTTGACAAGGACACCGTCCTCAACTTCATGTGTTATATTTTCCATTTTCGGCATTATCGCTCCCCCTTTCTGTTTCATTTTTAATATATTGAGACCCGGCATATTTAACCGGAATACTCGCACCATTTCCGAGTAACTCGTCTCCGCCCTCTTTAGCCTCCAGGTCAAGAAATGCTCTCGCCTCGTTCGGAGTGTAAAGGAACGAATTGACAGCGGTTGACAGACTTGTTATTTGAGTCTGTAAGTCTGCTCGTAAAATAACCGCTACATTAAATTTAAAATGGAGACCGTTTACGATCTCCTCAGCGCTTAGGAGTTTATAAGTCAACTCCTCCTCGTATTGCTTTATGATATAAAGTAATGTATCAACGTAAAATGATAACTGTTGAGCCTCCGCGCTCGCATATGACGATTTAGTGTAATCGCCTATCTGATATGGTTTAATTCCAAATGCTGAGGCGATTTGTAACGCGGTATACTGTTTGACCTCAATAAACTGATTGTCCGCGAGTTTAATGTTGAGAGGTTGTAAGTTCGCTCCTAATGGTATAGGAATGATATTCTCAACCCCCTGGTCTTTTAACTTACCGGTCGCGTAATCCTCGATACCTTTGACGAATGTCTCAACGCTCTCGTCGTTAAGTGAACCGGTATACTGTAACACCGCTTTAGCCGTGAACCCGGTCTCATACATTTTATTGATTAATTTCTGAGCCTTGAGGTTTCCGCCGATAGTGAGTTTTAATTGTTCTTGTACGGATATTCCTTTAATACCGTCGAGAGTGTTCGACCCTTTGAAGTGTAATATCTCCTCCGAACCAAACTTATAGATTTTACCACCTTTAGAGTACATGTAATAAATGTCCGGAATATCGGACAATATACACGCGTCGTCGTACCAAATCTCGACCTCGTTACTCGGTAAAATCCACAATTGAGTTTTTTCTCCGACGCCCTCAATCAATACGTAGGCGTTGCCGTAATGATTTCGATTGTATTCGACAGTACTCCAAAATACTGTTGACGACATGTATTTGTTTGGTCTGTCGTGTAACACCTTATATAAAGGGTGTGACCTCGCGTTGCCTACTCCGTGTCTGTCGTTGTACTGTAACAACTTGAGAGGTAATTTACCGATTGACTCACTGAGTACCTTTAAACATGAGAAATATGTCGCCTCGGACAGATTACTCTCGTTAGTACCACTCAAACCGAGGAAATCGAGTAACTTATTCATTTCGACACTCTCTCGATATGCTGACTTGTTAAACAGTATATTGACAGCCGATTTCATTCTTTTAGCGAAATTCATGAGTCCTTAGTGTCCTCCTTTTCTTTATTATTCCAACCCATAATATCAAGGTATTTCTCAA